CCGCTCTGCAAAGAATTCCAAGTTTCGAGTTTCCAAATCATGAATAGTCGGGGGCCACTTCCTCAACCAGATAGCCGTAGAGGACTGGCCGGCACAAACGGCGCGGCGGTTGAGTTTATCCAGGAGTCGGTATTTCCGCCTGCTTGGTTGCCGAAGAAGTTCCACGCCGATTTTCAGAGGATCATCGACGGGCAGATGTCGGCCGGCGTCGGAACTCGGTCTGTCGACGGCGAGCTATACGCGCAGTACGTGATCCTTCTGTCCGACTTCCGGGCAGCAAAATTACCGAAGGATCGGCAAGACGCGCGGCGGCAGATGTCCAAACTCGAAGACCAGCTTTGTATCGGCGAGTACGCACGCCAGCGCGTCGGCATTCGCGGCAAGAAGCCAGCGGCGAAAGGGAAATTGGCGTTGATGTTGGCGAAGAAGAACGGGACGGAAGAGTAGTCCCACAGTTTTACCCCAACAGGCGCTATCTGTTGGCATTTTGTTCGATCAAGGAGCCATCTTGAACTACCAAGAATTGCCGTTGAGTTCTGTTGTCTACCGACACGACCTTTACCCGCGCATCGAGACGAGCGCGGTCACGGTCCAAAAGTACGCCGAAGACCTTGACGTTCTTCCGCCGATTGAAGTCAACCAGCATAATGAGCTGATCGACGGTTGGCACCGATGGACGGCGCATAAAAAGCGGGAAGCCGCTACGATTCGCGCGATTGTCACGGCGACAACGAGCGACGCGCATTTACTCGAACTCGCCATAGAGCGTAACGCCTCCCACGGCTTGCAGCTTTCGCAGGAAGACAAGCGAGACATGGCGCGGCGGATCTACCACGCCTCGCCGGAACGCGACCGGGACGAGAAAAAAAAGCAGCTTGCGAAGATCCTCAGCGTCTCCGACCGCACCGTCCGCGACTGGCTCTCCCGCATCGACAAGGACTCCAAGGAAGCGCGCAACAAGCGCATCTTCGAAATGTGGCTGGCGTGCCACACGCAGGAGGAGATTGCGGAGGCGGTGAATGTTGACCAGGCGACCGTAGCAAGAGAAATTATGCAATTCGGAAACCTTGCCGATTCGCATAAACCCGCCGCCGCGCACCTGACCGACTTCGCGCCGCCGCTGTACAACGTCTGGCGCAAGCAGGAGAAGACGCCGGGGAGTTCGCATTTTGGCAACTCCGAGGTGCAGTGGGTGGATAACCTGCTTTATCTCTACACCGCGCCGCTCGACGTTGTGGTGGACCCGTTCGCTGGTGGCGGTTCGACCATCGATATCTGCAAGAAGCGCTTTCGCCGGTATTGGGTCAGTGACCGGAAACCAGTTCCAGAGCGCGCCGCGCAGATCCGAGAGCACGACATAACGAACGGACTTCCGCCGCTGGCGCGATGGCAGGACGTGAAGCTGGTCTACCTTGACCCGCCCTACTGGAAGCAAGCGGAAGGCCAATACAGCAACGACGCGGCGGACCTCGCGAACATGCCGCTCGAACAGTTCAATAAGCAACTTGCGGGCGTCATCAATGGATTCGCGAAGAAACTCTCACCCGGCGCGGCCATTGCGTTGATTATTCAGCCGACGCAATGGAAAGCGCCTGATCGCAAGTACACCGATCACGTCGCCGACATGCTCGGCATGGTTAAGTTACCGCTCGATATGCGGATCTCGTGTCCGTATGAAAGCCAGCAGTGCAACGCGCAAATGGTCGATTGGGCGAAGGAGAACAAGAAGCTCCTCGTGCTCTCCAGAGAGATTGTGGTCTGGAGGGTGGCGTAATGGCGCAAGAGGAGAGATACAACACGCGCGACCGCGCCTATTCCGCATGGCATCGGCGAGAGTCCACGCGGCGATTTGTTGGTATCGAGCGGGCCCAGTCGCTGGCCATGATCGATCTCGACGGTTCGCTTTATGTCGAGTACGACAACGGAACCAAAGAGCCGATAGCGCTAGTCGAGACCGCGATTGATGTTGGTCAGGAAGTTAAACCGGCCACCGTAACTCAACGCTTAGCGAAACGTTGCGTGCCGGAAATGCGGGCATACGTGCTTTTGTACAAGCTCTCAACCGAAGCGAACCCGGCTGACCCGCGTTGGATGGACATTGAATCCTTCCGGGTTAAGCGAATCTGGCCAGAGCCAGAGACCGCATGGAAGCGGTTCACACCGGCTGGATGGGCGAACGTCCTTGTAAAGATCCGTGAATTAAGTTGCTACCCGATAGACCAAATGCCAGTGTAGGCGCTCACTTCAGCCAGTCGAAGGTTGACGAGGCCGTCAACTTCATCGAGTGCTTGACGCTGACGAAATGCACGCTCTCTGGCCAGCCTGAACCGTTCGTACTGCTTCCGCACTCACGGCACATCGTTGAGCAGTTGTACGGCGCGCGCCGCGCAGACGGCATCCGGCAGTATCGGAAGTGCTTCGCGACGATGGGGCGAAAGCAAGCCAAGACGCAAGTCGCGGCGGCGATAGCGGCATTCGAGTTCTTTATAGGCGACGAGCCTATGCAGGAAATTTACTTCGCGGCAACTTCAGTCAAGCAAGCCGCGATCTGCTACCGGGCAGTTGTCGACATGATCCAGGCCGACGAAGAACTGCTCGCGGTATGCAAAATCACGCCTTCGACGCGAACCATCGTCAACACGGCCAACGGCAACGAACTTCAAGTTCTCTCGGCTGACGGGGCGCGGCAACACGGACTCAACCCATCGCTGGTCATCTTCGACGAACTACACGCCTGGGGCGCACCGGAAGCGGAACTTCACGCGGCGCTGACGACCGGCTCAAAGTCTCGGCGGCAACCGCTTTGGCTGACGATCACGACGGCGGGCAGCGATCCAGAGTCGATCTGCGGCCAAGAGTACGACTATGCCTGCCGCGTGCGGGATGGCAAGATCGAGGACCCTGCGTACCTGCCGGTGATTTACGAGGTTCCGAAGGACGCCGACTGGACCGATCGCTCGCTCTGGCCGCTGGCGCTGCCGCTACTGAAGACCGGGCACCACAAGCTCGCCGACTACGAAGAGGAGTTTGCGCAAGCGCTGGCGCGGCCGGAGAAACAGAACGAGTTTCGGCGGCTGTACCTGAACCAGTGGACCTCGACCGTAACGCAGTGGCTACCACTGCAAGCCTGGGACGCTCTCACAGAGCCGACGCCGTACAGCGATGAGTACCTGGCGCAGTTCCCCGTTTGGGGTGGACTCGACCTGGGCGCATCGAACGACCTTGCGGCGCTGGCTCTGTGCTTCAAAACGGGCGAGAACACCGCTGTTTTGCGCGTGACCGGGTTTCTGCCGGAGTCGAGCATCGAAGAACGGTCGGCGCGTGATGGCATCAACTACCGCTATTGGGTCGAAAAGGGCTGGCTGAAGGCCACAAAGGGCAAAACGGTCGATTTTGACGAGGTTTTTGCGTATATCGAACAGGTTCAAGCGCGTTTTGACCTACAGGCCATCGCATACGACCGCTGGCGCGCGAAATACATCGAAAAACGGGCGTCAGAGGCGGGCATTCAGCTTCTCGAATGGGGTCAAGGCTTCCAGTCGATGACGCCGGCCATCGAAGCGTTCGAGGATTTAGTTCATAACCAGCGGCTTTCGCACGACGGCAACCTGGCGATGCGCTGGAACATCGACTGCTGCCAACTTAAGAGCGACGGCGCGGGCAATAAGAAGCTGATCAAACCACCAGTGCATCAGAAAAGCAAGCACATCGATATGGCCGTCGCCGCTGTGATGGCTGTCGGCGCGTCCTTCCTCGTGGAGGGCGCCTACGACCCGTATGCGCACGGCGCCGGGGTGTCGATCCTATGATCGGCTGGCTTCAGAAGGCTGCTGAGGCCGTTGGTTCGCTCTGGTCGCCCGACTGGTACAACCGCAACGGCTTCTACCGGCTCGCGCAGATTGTCGGCGGCGGTCAGTCCACATCGGCTGGCTTTTCGGTCAACGTCGAGCGGGCGATGCAGTGCTCGATTCCGTATGTTTGCACGCGCGCGATCTGCGAACCGCTTTCCGCGATGCCGCTGCCGGTGCTGAAGAAAACCGGCGAGAACACCGAGATTCTGCGCGACAGCCTGTTGCACGGCCTGTTGAACCGCAGCGCGAACGACTTTCAGAGCGCCAAGCTGTTTCGGCGAACGATTCAACATCACGCGCTGAACTACGGCAACGGCTTCGCGCGAGTGTTACGGCGCGGGGTGGAGGGTGAGCCTTACGGATTGGTGAATTTGCACCCGTCGACATTCATCAAGAAGGATATCGTTCAAGGCGCGGCGGTGTACCTGTTTCGCGATGGAAGCACTGAGGTTCCGTACAACGGAAGCGACATCTTCCACCTGATGAACTACTCCGACGATGGTGTAATTGGCGTCGGCGCGGTGGAGTCGGGCCGCGAGGCGATCGGGCGCGCGATTGCTATCGAGCGGTTCGCGAGCACGTTTTTCGGCCGAGGCGGACTGAAAGCTGGACTCATCAAGAAAACCGCTCCGTTCAAGACGGAAGCCGATAAGGAGCGATGGGAAACCGAGTACAAAGCCAAGTATCGGCAGGGCGTTGACTCGTTTCACGCGAACTTGCTTCTCCAGGGCGAATGGGACTGGCAGGGCATCGGCTCAGATCCGTCTGAATCTCAACTGGTCGAAGCTTATGCGTCGATGGTGGCGGAAATCTGCCGCTTCTACGGGCTAACGCCGCACTTAGCGCAAGACCTTAGCCGCGCGCACTTCGCCAACGTCGAGCACCTCTGGATTGAGTACATCAACATCACGCTCGGGCCGTGGATGGTCGCCTGGGAGCAGGAAGCGCACCGCGTACTGCTTACAAAGGCCCAGCGGGAAGCGGGCGTGTATGTCAAGCACACGACAGCCGCCTTCATGCGTGGCGATTTTGAGGCTCGAATGCGGGCGTACTCGACCATGCTCCAGAACGGTATGGCGTCACCGAATGAAGTTCGTGCGCTCGAAGATTGGGACCCCTACGAGGGCGGCGATGCGGTCCACTTCCAACTCAACATGCAGACTGTACCCGGCAGCGGTGAGCCAACGGCGAGCGAGCGAGCCTCGCTGTTGAAAGTCGGCACCGCCAAGAGGCCGCAATGACGTACGAGACCAAAGTTTTGAAACCGGGCGCGGCGCGTCCGAAGCCGGAGGACAAGCCATGAACGAGCACATTTTCATCGATCTGAAAGAAGTCGGCGAGGACGGGACTTTTAAGGGCATCGCGTCCGTTATGGATGTTG